TACGCTCTAGCACACTTCTTAATTCATCAGGCAATATCACATCTTTAGCTTTATGTTGGTTATCAAATACCCATAAATCGAAAGCTAATCCTTCATCAACAGTGATGACGTTTTTCTCAATGGCTTGTAGTATGTTTGTATGATCCATTAGTGAGAATATCCAAAGGTTACAGTTGCAGTTATGGCAAATAATTTATTGCCTTTCTTAAAGTTATCAATAGAACTTAATGGTCTGCAATTACTAAAATGAAACGCTTTTTTTAATTCAATTTCGTTTGTTAAATCAAACTTTGATACTGGTTGAATATGATCAATATTCCATTGGTCTTTATTATTTCCATAATTATTCCAAGTCATCCAATCCTCAAATAAAGACTCAATATGCTTTACATAATCACTCATACAACATCCTATTATTTCTGATGTTTTAGTATTTTTATTAGTACCAGCTCTTTTCATTTGCACCCTTATAAGAGTTCTAACTCTATCGGCTATTTTTTTATCAGTAGGCATAATTTTTCTTAATTCTTTACGCCTTAAATTGTTTTTTATTCTTTTATCTTCAATACTTTTAAATATTGATATACCTTTATTCCATGCTGAATTTTCTGTTTTTCTAACTCTTATAATCTTTGACCTATCTAAACAATCAATACAAGTACCTGTTTTATTGTTCTTAACAGTCAACTTTTTATTGCAACATTTACAAGTACCGCAATCACGACCATTTGATATATCTTTTAGATATTTTTTTCTACAATCCATACACCGAAGCGTTGATTTACTTCTATTCTTTAAACGATCCTTGCAATCACAACATATTCTTGTAATAGGTTTAGTCATAATTTACCCATCATGCAAGTAACAGAAAATGTTATAAAAAATGCCGATACCCAGTAAACAACTTGCCCATAGTTACCAGCAAATGCCCATCTGATAGAGTTAATAAAGTAAAGCACCATGATTAGGTAGTTAAATGCTTTAGGGTCTGTTAGTAGGTTCATGCAAATAGCCTTTCCTGTGCTGTGGCTTGCTTAATACGTTTGATTGATGCCTCGTAATAATCCTTGTCTAGTTCGCAAGCTGTAAGCTCAAAGCCTAAGTTGTTGCAAGCGATAGCGTGTGAACCACTACCTAAGTGAGTGTCTAGTATTTTGTCACCTTGTTTTGCGTAGTTTGTTAGTAGCCATTCATAGAGAGCATTAGGCTTTTGCGTAGGGTGTATTTTTGATGATGCTGTGGTGCGTCCCTCTAAGTTACCGTAGTAATTAAAATCAAACTTACGAGCTACTTTATTAAATGAAGTCCAAGCTAATTCACCATCTGAAAAATTAGGTACTGGATTGTTTTTGCTCCAAAAGATAAAACCTTTACATCCATATCTCCATAAATATGGAAAGTAATTACCACCCCATACAATTTGATTTTTACTAACTCTTTTCAATTCATCAAAATATTCATCTGTTGGAATTGCATCATCCCAATTATTATTTTTATATTTATCTGCCTTAATTGTTTTACCTGTTGATGTTCTATTTGTTCTATTGAACTCACCAAAGTTAATCCCATAAGGAGGATCAACAATCGCCAAGTCATAAAACTTGTCAGGCGTAGCTTTCAAAAGCGTCATGCAGTCACAGTTATGTATCGTTGCTTTGCCTATGGTTATCATTTCTTAACCTCGCGCTGATAATGCACAATCGAATCAGGCATTTCTTTTAGGTCATCTGTATTGGTTAATTTGCCATGCTGTTTAGTTACTTCACCGTTAACAGTTAATGTCATACCAGCACCGAAAGAATCATTCAAACCAAACTCTTTCCAAACATCACGCGCAAAATCTAGCGTATCCATGTGCGAGTCCTTGCCTCTTGAGTACCGGAAAACTGTAGGCTTTCCTCCAAGAACCATAATCCGATAGTTCCCTCCCATTCACCCTCGCGCTGTTTATCGCAACGTATAACAACATCAGGAAATTCTTCATCTTCTTTTTTTTCTTTCTTACTCCACACATTGAAAGCGTTGTGTACATTGTCAGAAAGTGAACTTGAACCTTTAGCCTCATATCTACCTGCTGGCTTTGTTTCATCGCCTTTTTTGTTATGGTGAACAAAGTGAATGTGAATGTTTGTTTCTTGTGCGATTGCACATAGGCGTGTAACAAAATTCTTTTGTGCGTTATAGTCATCATCACCACTTACCACACGCATAAGGCTGTCAATAATGAAGTGCTTAACACCTAGCTTTTCTGCTGTGTAGTAGATAACGCCATATAGCTGTTCCGGTGTCACTGAACCTTGTTGGTCGTATAACCATAGATTTCCATCAGAAAACTCTAAGAACTCATCTAATGCTAACGTTGTAGGCTTATTAGTTCCTGTTGCTTGTATTAACATCCTTGCAATAGTTGATGATGGTTTCATCTCAAAACTTGCAATACACACTGGCTCATTCTGTTGAATAAATCCTAGTGATATATAACCTAGAACCATTGACTTTTTGTGTCCGTTATATCCAGACCACATTGAAACTTCACCACTACGGAAACGCACTTGATCGTGTGTCTTTGTCCACGGCATACTTGCACCATTTACTTTTGCATCACTGAATCTAGCCATAATCTCATCAGCAAATTCATGCGGTCTTTTCACATTGTCTTTGTCTAACTGTCTAGCATTTAGATACTGAACAAAATCTATTTGTGGTAGCACATTTGATTTGCGTCTAAGTGCAAGTTCATCTAGTGCTAATGCGGTTTTTTCAAGCTGGCTCATATCATCTCCACTGCTGTGTTAATTCTTTCCATAGCTACTTTCAATCTTTCCAAGTCGGCTGGTACTGGTGTAATTCCTTTTGATAATTCAAATGCTGCTAACATCACGATACGAGCTTCAAACTGGATTGCCTTTAACGCATCTGTTGCATAAATTTTTACTTGTTGTGGTGGTGTGTGATGTACCTTCGGCTGTTCTTTAGGCATGATGTCTGCAAAGTCCATGCCTACTGAACCTAGAATGTCGCTTACTGAACATCCCGCCATACACTTCAAAAGTAACTTACCTTCGCCAGTGTCTTTAATCGCTAGGCTTGGGTTTCTATCATCGTGCGATGGACATTTACACATCCATGAATTATTTGATGAACGTTTTACACCGCTTAATTTAGATAGAAGATTTTCTATCTGGCTCATATATTTCCTTTATAGAAAAATTCACCGTGGTTTTTCTCTGCAAAATATTGATAAGCATTTGAAGCTTCTATTTCAGTTTTATAGGAACCTAGATAAAATCTTTTTACTTCTGTTTTGCATGAAGCTACCCATGTATTTCTGTCTTTTCTAAAATAAACACCCTTATAACCACTAGTATTATTTGATTTTATTTTGCAATTAAAATGATTTTGTGAGTGGGTACACTCTCTTAAATTTGCCCATGAATTGTTATTTTTGTTTCCATCAATATGATCGACATATTCAGGTATCGAACCTGTCATATATAAAAATGCTAATCTATGTGATGAATAATTTTTGTTTAAAAATCTTAAATTCCAATATCCACTATGATGTAAACCTCCTGCAATATCACCAATTTTTAACCTTCCATTTGGTTTAACTAACCAAGTAAAAAATCCAGTTAAATCATCGTAAAAAAGTTGTTTTTTTAATTCTTTTTGTAAATTATCTACGCTCATATCATGTCCTTTGCCCAATCAGGTATTGATGATTTTGTTTCAATTACTTTTGCCCAGTTATCTCTAATCGCTGTCATAAATGCGCTATCCCAATTTACATATTTATAATTTTTACTTTCGCAATGAAGAACAAAGCACTCAAGGTGTTTTTCTAAATTGCTATGCCCATTAGATAAAGCCCATTTTTTAACTCTCTCGCTAACTGAAAAATCAGACGGCATTGGTGTTTTTATTTTTTGCGTTTTTTCTTCCATTTCAGCAATAATTGTTTTAGTTGTTTTAATTGCTTTATGTGTGGGGTGATTTACCATCTGTCCTGTGGGTGATTTACCATCTGTTGCTGGCTTTTTTACCACCTGTGGTGATTTACCATCTGTTGGTGATTTACCATCTGTTATCCATTGGTTGTAATGTTTATTAATTGATATTTCATTTACAAAAAAACCATGGCTTTTACGACCTGATTCATGCTTAATAACTACATTAATTTCTATCAATTTCTTTAAAGTTTTAGATACATCTGGTCTATCAATATTTGTCATATTTGATATTTGTACACTTGATAACGCATCTGTTTTTTTGCTATATCCATAAGTCATACGAGCAATAGACATAAGAATTAATATCTCTCTTTTGGAAAAGTCAGCACTAATAATTTGCTCGAGTAATTCATTTGCAATAGGCGTGTAACCATTCTCTTTTTGAGGTGATACAAATTCAATGACGTTATCCACTCTTAAACTTTGCATAGTTTCGCAATGCGTTGCATCGCTTGTTGATATTGAATATGTGAAGCTGTTGGATTATTAGCGATCCATTCAGCTTTCATAAACTCATACTGGCTATATCTCATTTTCTTCTTTCATAAATCTAGCCAAGTTAATCGAAACGAAATATGCAATGACTAACCAAGCAATCATTCCAATTGCAATCAATGTGAGGTTATTCAATTAAGTTCCCCTTATTTTCTTCCAATGCTATTGGATTGATATTTAGTAGCTTAAGCATCACAATGGATTCATCAATTTTGTGATTGAAATACAGTGAGAGGATTTGAATAGTGATGTCAGTACGCGAAGTTACATGGCCAGATGTTTTAGTTTCAGAAATAGAAACCGCATCAATTAAATCAATTAATGCCTTAGGTATGGTCACTCGTAACTCTGCGGTAGATTCACCGTATCTATTCAATTTGCTCATTTATGATTCCTTCTTAAAATAATTAAGTAGAGGTTGCATAGTTTTAATTCTTGGGTTGTCGGTAGATCCGTACTTGATGTTTAATAAAGTAGAATAAGGAATTTGAGTTTTAGTAGAAATAGCTGTTAATTCGGCTAAGTTACTGTCCTCAAGTTTTGTTTTAATAAAGGTTAATATGTCCATAGGCAGTACATTACCGTATACGATAATAAAAAGCAAGGTAAAATTTACCGTACATGGTAATACTTTGCTATTTAATATGGAAAGTATGAATACGAATAAAATATTATGGGAAAACCTGCTATCTCTAATGATTGACAGGTATGGATGTGAGAACTTATATAAGGTAAATAAGGACTCTAAGAATTTAAATATTAGCCTGGGGTCATTAACAAGAATTAAAGCTCAGGAAACATCTGTGGGATTAGAGGTAATAGACAAACTATCAGTATTCTTTGGAGTTACCCCTTCAATGTTGTTAAGTGAAGGACTAAAAGACCTTAACACCCACCCATTTGATTCATTCAAGAAAGATTTTGATGAATCCACAGACGAAACTAAGAGAGTTATCCTTTTAACTTTGTCAGTTCTAAAAGAAAACAATAAACCTGCTAAAGCCGCTGATCCCGTTTTAAAGATAGCCTAATCAGTCACAAATAATTCATTTATTCTGTACGTTATCGCACATATAATAACCCTATGTGCTATATTGTTATAAAAATATAAGGGTTATTATATGAATTCTAAAAGAATAATAAATGATGCAACTACTTACTCTATAAGGAATCCAGTAGACCGCAGGGCTAATATAGTTTATACGGATAACTTTGAAGAATTAACTAAAGATTTTGAACAAGATTTACTATTAATGCGTAGATGCTTTAGTCAGTTTACTTTGTCTAAGCGTAAATTGATGGTTTCTATGGTTATGGCCAATGCGTCTATAGATAATGTGTTTTATCTCCCCCCCCCCGAACTAACTAAATAATCCCAAAGCCCTTGAGTGGGCTATTTTTTTGTCTATACATTACCGTATTTGATAAATAATGCTTGACAACATTACCGTATTCAATAATAATGTAATCCGTGCAGTAAACGAAACAACTCGAAAGATATAGGCATAAGTCGAAATCAGGTCGGTTGTTTAGCAAAGAATAGAACGTGCATTAATCCCCATAAGGGCGTTTCGCTGTCATTAGATAAGTCCCTTAAGCGATACAGTAAATTTAGGAGAATGAGATGAACCAGTTAACAGATACTTTTTTTAAAGACAGTGACATTACTAAGTTTTTAGACATGGGTACAAGTGTTAAGTCTTTGGCTGATATTGAAGATGAAATGCAAAACACGCTAGAAGGTGGAATGTTTAATTTAGATGAAACTATCGTTAACTTTGCGCCTGAAGATGAACACGCTGCCACTCGTAAAGCCATGATGCTTGCTTACTGGCGCATACAGAACGCACGTAATGATACTGACAACGCAGAGGCGTTAGCTGACTTCATTGTGTTCGCTAAATCTCATGCAAATGTATGTTTAACGGCTATACGTGATGCTGTGGTGAAGTAATGACCTTACTAGAACAAGTAAGCCAACAGATAGATAAAGAACAAGCTGAAAAGATACAGCGATTACTCGGCAAGTTAGCAAAGCAACAGTTCAATAATAAATTTAAGGATAAAAAATGACTGATACGTGTTTTGATTTTCAAGATGGCAATGGATTAGTAAAAGCGCATCAGCATGAAAATGGTGGTGGATGGATTTCTGATACTGCGATAGTAGAAAAAACCGCTTTTATTAATAGCGAGGCTCAGGTGTATGGCAATGCTAAGGTGTCTGGCAATGCTAAGGTGTCTGGCAATGCTAAGGTGTCTGGCAATGCTCAGGTGTCTGGCAATGCTTGGGTGTATGGCGATGCTAAGGTGTCTGGCAATGCTCAGGTGTATGGCAATGCTAAGGTGTCTGGCAATGCTAAGGTGTCTGGCAATGCTAAGGTGTCTGGCAATGCTCAGGTGTCTGGCAATGCTTGGGTGTATGGCGATGCTAAGGTGTAT